CATGGATGCCATCACCACATACCTAAGTTTTGTGATGGGTGTCTACAAGGCCATTTTTAACGGTATTGCAAAACTTTGGAATAACACCATTGGCAAACTAGCTTTTGAAATTCCTTCATGGGTGCCAGGTCTAGGCGGCAAAGGCTTTGATGTGCCCGACATTCCTATGCTGGCAAACGGAGGCATTGTGACCTCGCCAACATTGGCAATGATTGGAGAAGGTAACGGCCCCGAAGCTGTTATTCCATTAAACAGAATGAACGAGTTTGGAATGGGTGGCGGCATGAACGTAACAGTTCAAGCTGGCCTCATAAGTACCCCAGACCAAATGGGCCAGTTAATAATTGAAGCCATCCAGCGCGCCCAGAGGCGTAGCGGAACTGTTTTCCAGGCCGCATGAGCACTCCAACTATGCAGGTGTTGGTGGGTTTCCAATCCACAACAGGTTTTGGCACCCCATTTTTGCTGGATGATGCCTACTGGGGTGTTTTAGATACCGCCGATAGAGGCACCCTTGGTGGTGTCACCATGGTGGACTTAACCAGCCTCGTTGAGTCTGTGAACATCACTCGTGGCAGGTCACGACAGTTAGACCAATTCAATGCTGGCACAGCCACCATTGCTTTTAACAACGACACGCAAATCTTGAACCCATCTAACACTTCAAGCATTTATTACCCGTTTGTTTTGCCTCGATGTCCAGTGCAAATCCTCGCCAACGGTGTACCCATCTACACAGGTCTAATCACAGACTGGAACCTTGACTACGACATTGCCAATCAAGACATGATGTACGCCTCATGCGCTGACAACTTCACAGTGCTTGCCAACCAAGCCTTGAACGCTAGAACACCTAGCGCGGAACTATCTGGGGCGCGTATCAACACTGTGCTGAACTACACAGAAATTAACTACCAAGGCGCTCGCGCCATTGACACTGGCTCATCCAATTTGGGTGCCTACGCCATTAGTCAAGACACAAACGTGCTGAACTATCTCCAGCAAATCAACACCAGTGAGCAAGGCTTCCTGTTTATGTCAGCCAACGGCACACTGACATTCAAGGGCAGGGCTAGTGTTCTCAACCCTGTCGCTGGCGCTACCTTCAACACTGACGGCACAGGCTTGCCCTACCAAACACTGATTAACCAATTTGGTGACGAGCTGCTGTACAACTACATAATTACCCAATCCCCTGCTGGCGCTGTCCAAACCACTAGCGACTCCACCAGCATTGCCCTGTACCAGTCTCAGCAGTACGCCCTAACTGACCTGCTGAACAGCAGCACAACAGAAGTGGCTGGCCTTGGTTCATATCTGCTAGGCAAATACCGAAACCCTGTTTTAAGGTTCACTGGTTTATCCACCCAACTGAGTGCACTGTCAGCCGCCAACCAAAACATTTGCCTCAATCTTGACATGACCAATATCTGCACTGTAATCAAAAACTTTGTTGTGGGAACCCCAGCGACAGAAACCCAGACCCTCATTGTGTCTGGCGTGTCTCACAACATCACACCAGGCAGCCACATTGTCAGTTATGTTTTTGAGTCCACAGACCAAAACGCTTATTTCACCTTGGATGACAGCATTTTCGGTACTCTTTCTACAACTAACCTTCTAAGTTTCTAAAGGAGACACACATGGCAACCACACCTAACACAACATTTGTCTCAGGAGCAATCCTGACGGCTGCACAACAAAACAACTTCCCTCGTGGGTTGATGACCGCCGTAGTTACGAGTTCAACCGCTTACACGCTCACTACGTCGGTTGCAGTGGCTACTGGTATGACTGTGACATGGACTGCTGTAGCAAACAGAATATACAAAGTTACTTACTTTGAACCCAGGGTTGATACGCCAACCGTCGCAGATAGTTCAACTTCGCTTGTTATTCGTGTTACTAATGCAGCAGGTATAACCGTTGCTGGCAATACCATCACAACACCGTCAGCAGCAAAAACTAAATCAGGACTGATTTGTCAGGCTTTTACAACACCGAGTGCAGGTTCAGTAACTTTTGTCGGTTGTGCAAGTTCTACATCCACAACAGGCACTCCAATACTTGACCGCAATGCATTTACTCCGGCACAAATCTGGGTAGAAGATATCGGTGGCGCATAATGCAAATTGCAAACCCGTCAAAAGCCTTGATTCTATTGGTCTTTTTGCTACCCCTCACAGCCTGCGCAGACCGTGTACGTCATAACTGCGCAACAACCGACACCGCTCACGACTCATTCATAGAAAGCAAATGCAAATGAAACCCGAAAACAGACTTACCAACGAGCAAATCAAAGCACGACTTATTCTTGTCGTAGGCGTATGCCTCTCGAGCGCGTTCCTATTCTCAATCGTTGCCCTTCTCTACGGACTGCTCTTCGTGGTACAGCCAACCGAACAAGCCCCAAACGACTCTGAAGCCTGGGCAATCCTTAGCCCCATGCTTATGACCCTTGCAGGTGGACTCATTGGGCTATTGGCAGGCAACGGACTTAAAGACAAACCAAAAGACCCACCACTATGACCGCCCGCAAATATCCCTTCTACCCTGCATGGAACGGCGAAGCGACATCACCAATTACGAAGAAGTTTTATGACCTGTGCAAAAAACGCTGGGCATTTACCAATTTAGGTATGTACGCAAACCGTCAAATGCGCGGAAGTAAAAACCTAAGTGTTCACGCCACAGGGTTTGCTGTTGATATGGGATACCCAGCAACTCGAGCAGGCAGAACAGCTGCCAAAGAAGCCTGGACATGGCTACTAGACAACTCTGAAATCCTTTTAATTTGCGAGGTTCATGATTACGCGTTCCGCAACCCCGCACAACCCGAAACAGACAAAACTGCCTGGGGGCGAGGGTATCGTTGCAGTCGTGGCCCAGGTCAAAAAGGCGTTAAAATCTTTACCAGCAAAGACAACGCTGGAACGCCTGGTGGCGCTTGGTTGCACGTTGAAATTTCAAATGCCTGGAAAACCCCTGAAGATTTTAAAGCGGCTTGGGATTCAATACCTAAGCCCTTATAAGAACTCCCAGCTCGTTTGAGCGTGGCTGGGGCTAGGTGGTGGGTTTCTTTGTTTCCATTGGGAAATCCACCACTGACTTCTCAAATTGTGTAAAGTAACCTTTAGCCACTCAAATGGCAGGAAGTCAGGAAACAATGACAAAACTAACCAATGGGTATTTGCCCGCCTATGACTTCACGGTAGACCTTGCCTATGGCAGGGCAGGTGAAGCTGAACTGGTGGAATTTTTTGACGCTGTGCAAGGCGCTCAAATTGAAGTAAAAGCAGACCGCTACCGCAATGGCAGGATGGCTATTGAAACCCAGCAGAAGCCCGTAGGGCGTGACTGGCAAGACTCTGGCATTAACGTGACAACAGCGCAATGGTGGGCCTACCGCTTTGCACCTGGGGCCTTTACCCTGGTGTCCGTTCCACGCCTTAAAAAGTATTTAAAACTGAACCGCGACCTGCTACAAAAGCGTGACTTTGCAGCCAATTCAGATAACCCATCTAGAGGCTTTGTACTTATGCCAGACCAAGTGGAGGAACTAATGACTAGCGAATGGTACGACAAATGACCGATGGGCAATTTATCTGGGCTTTTATTATGGGCTGGGTGTCCTGCTGGCTCTACCTTAAAATGATGGCTAACAGGCCATGACCGAAAAACCACAAACCTGGGGCTATACAGTCCTAAGGTCTAAAGACAAACTAACCATGGTTCAAATCTTCACAGATTTATCCACAGGCCTGATTGAATACACCCAAGTGTGCAAACGTGCACAGCCTTGGGCTTCATGGGGGCCGCCAACAGAATTGGAAAAGTGCTGAAACTATTTATGGCTCTTCTGCTTACCACCGCTTTAATGACCCCAGGCCACGCCAATGCGGCCTCTAACTCCTGCCCCAAATACGAACCGCTCCTACGCAAACATTTCCCTGCAAAAGTAGTGCCCCAAATGTCTCGGATTGCTTATCGTGAATCCCGTTGCAACCATAAAAGCCTTTCGGCTCTACGCAAGAATGGCCGCCCAGATGTTGGACTCCTTCAAATCCAAGGCAGCTGGGCTACTGTGACACGCCTGACCTGTAAAAAACAAGATGTAATAAAGGCCCTGCTAGTTGCTGAATGCAATGTAAAGGTTGCCAGGTATTTATACGACCATGGCGGCCTAGGTCACTGGCGTGCAACTTCAGGAAAATAACAAAGGAAAAACAAATGGAAACATCAACAGGCGAACTAATAGCCAAACTAACTAACCTCAGCCACAACCTGGCGCTTGAGTTGCGATTCAAAGAATCCAGCCTGGTGTTAGAAGCTGTGGGCGCGCTTCACGCATTGCCTAAGATTGCTGAAGCAATACGCCACGAATGGCATCCGTCAATGAACAGCAGTGGGCCAGCCAAAGGCCTTCTTTATGACTTCAGCGCTGCACAGGTGGCAAGCGATGAGTGAATATACCCACAATGATGACGTTGCCGAGCTGTTGTACCAAAACGAACGCGACCTAAACAAAATCATTTTTGCCAAAGACCAAGAAATAGAAGTGCTTAAAAGAGCGCTGGATTACTGCAATGCAGAACTAGACCGTTTAGAGAAAGAACACAGCCGTGGCCTTTAACCTCGATGAATACACCCCAGTTTCCGAACGAATCAAGCAATTCTGGATTGACCACCCAAACGGCGCTATCCATTCCGAACTTGTATTTGACGATGGCAAACGCTGTGTAGTTAAAACAGTGCTGTGGCTAGATAAAAATGACACCCAGCCCAGCGCCACAGATTATGCAGAGGAACATTTGGCAGACCGCGGCGTGAACGCCACCAGCAGAATTGAAAACTGCTGTACGTCATCACAAGGCCGAGCTTTAGCAGCTGCCTCATACCTTGGTGCTGACTGGACAAAGAAACCTAGCCGCGAAGAAATGCAAAAGGTTGTAAGAATGTCTGGCGACACTGTCGTTACTGAAAACAGCAACCTTGCCAGCGAAAAACAGCAAAACATGATTAGGGCTGTATGCAAATCAATGGGCAAAGTGCCCCCGCATAACCTCCAAAGCTTCAGCAAAAGGGAAGCATCGGCTTATATTGACAGCCTCAAAAATGGGGAACAGCCAGCGCCAACATATGACACGCCAGAGGAGCCGTTCTAATGCTTGACCTGTTCACGCAAATTGTGTTAATAGTCGCCGTGTTCTTTTGCGGATTTCTATTAGGGGCAAAATGATTGCAATTAGTGAAGCCTCATTTATGCAGCAAGTAAAAAGCCTGGCCTACCTTTACGGGTGGGTAGTTCACCACAGTCAGCCTTCTATGACACGCACAGGCAGGTATATGACAATGGGAAGCGTTGGGTTTCCTGACCTCGTTATGGCCCACCAAGACCGTGGCGTTATTTTTGCCGAGCTCAAAACTGAAAAGGGCAAAACCACAATGGCCCAAGATTATTGGCGTAGTTCATTGGAACGCCACGCGGAGTATTACCTCTGGCGGCCTAGTGATTTAGATTTCATTTCCCAAAGGCTTCGTTCATGCTGAACCAAGAAGCCCTGTTTCCTATGCCACAAGAGGAAAGAACCAGCGATGACTATTGGACACCAAAATGGGTGTTTGAAGCCTTAGGCGTAATCTTTGACCTTGACGTGGCTTGCCCACCAGAAGGCCCACCACATAACAGCGCTCGAGATTTCTACACCCAAGAAACAGACGGCCTAGCAAGCCCATGGTTTGGCAATGTGTGGATGAACCCACCATTTAGCAAAACAAACGATTGGGCCTACAAATTCATTGAACACCATTACGGCATCTGTTTAGTGCCTATGGGTAAAACCAAATGGTTTGCCCGTTTATGGGAAGAGTCTGACGCTGTAATGGCATTGCCACCAAACTTAAAGTTTGACCAGGGCAGCATATTTATTCATACCTGCCTGTTTGCCTTTGGTGCTGACAATGTAGCTGCAATGCGGCGCTCCAAGATTGGGCGTGTCCGTTGATAGTCCTAGCTTGGTATGCCCTGCTAATATCCATCGGCATTGCCATATTGCAAGGCATAAGAAAAGACTAAATGGTGGTAGGAAACTTGGCTCCCTAAGTGAGTGGCAGAGTTGCTTTTGTCTCTGTTGCCAAGCCACCAACTTCTACAACTGAATACAACCATGGCCTCGTACGGGTTTGTACTGTGCAGGCATTAACACCTGGGGACAGGGGTAGAGCAGCGCGCCCCACCACTTGAGATAACTAACCTGAATGGCTGTGAGGGTAAGACGTTGCACAGAGTTCCCTAACTACTAAAAAGGCGAATGGCTGACCGTCTTAAACAAACCACCTGCCACAGTTACTAACTGGAAGTGGGGGCTGGCACAAACCACAACCCTGTTCATACACAAGAAAGCAACCGCTGGGCACAGCCCAAGGGCGCTAGTAACATACCCACAACAAAGGAAAACAATGACCAAACGCAACACACCAGAATTCAGGGCCAACCGCCTAACAGTTCTACAACATGAACCCATCTGCCACTGGTGCCACAAAGCCCCAAGCGTAGAAGCAGACCACCTCATAGAGACAGACCGCGGCGGCACAGACGAATTGGACAACCTCGTAGGAAGCTGCAAAAAATGCAACGCAACACGCGGAAACAACTACCTAAACAACAAAC